GTTCAGTTAAAGCCTGTTTACCAATAGCAGTATTATTTCCACTAGAAACAGCAGCATCTAAAGCTAACTCTCCAAGAACTGTGTTACCAGCAACAGAGTTTGCTCCTTTACCTATATTTAATGAGTTAATTGTAAAATCTTGGTTCGTTACCAGGTCTGCTGAAACAATCGTTCCATTTTTAATGCCTTCAGTAGTGATTTGTGTTAGTGCCATTTACTTTGCCTCCAATGCTTCAATTCTACCTATAGCTTCTTGCAATGCTTTCATAAGATATACAACCATGCCTGATGGATTAAACATATACTTATCATCATCTCCTTTCGGATATGCTTCTGGAAAACTATCAACTAGATCTTGTGCTATATAACCTTTTGTTTTAACTTCTGTATCTTCTTCTTCTATAAAATTAAATTTTTGTGGATTTATATTTTTAAATAAGTTTAAAACATTTTCGTTCCATGATTCAAAATTTTTCTTTAAACTTCTGTCAGAAGCACTTGTATTAAAACTAACATTCGTTGTACTTTTTGTAATACTTCCAATATTAGTACCTCCCTGTCTAAATTGAATTACAGTTTGCGAAACACCACCGCCCATTATTAATAACGTGCCTGAGTCTTTATAAAATGTAGAAGTTTCACCTGGAGAAAATATCATTCCCGCACTTGTAGTGCCAGTCGAAGTTAGACCTATCATCACCCTTCCAGACGAATCTATACGCATACGTTCTGCATTATTATTTCCTCTTATTTGAATACTGTTATCAGAAGCATCAAGAGTTAGACCACCAATTACAGTATCACTTGCATCGCCTAATTGAAAACTAGCTGCACCTCCATCAGTACAAGTTAATCTTATACAAGCATCTCCATCACCTACAATATGAAGTTCTTGTTGAGGACTTGTTGTACCTATACCAACTAAGCCAGACGAAGTTATACGCATCCTCTCGTTTATTGCACCAGGAGCATCACCAGTTCCAAACTGTAAATATCCAGCACCATTATCACTTGTAGCATTTTCTTTTCTTCCACAAATACTTGCTATTCCATAATCAGCATCAGTACCAATATGTGCAGTCCAAACTAACGGTAATCCTTTGTCTGCTGCTAGAGAATCTGTCGAGCCAAAAATAACACCATCTCTAGTATTTATAGCTTCACTAGCTGCTTTAACGTGCAATATCTCTTGTGGACTTGTTGTACCTATGCCAACTCGACCAGACGAATCTATACGCATACGTTCTGAAGAATTTACACCAATCTGCATACTATCGTCAGAATGTGTGTAATGAATAAATCCTCTTGACCTTTCAGAAGAAGAACCCTCCCCATCACCAAAATTCACTCTACAAGTCCCAGAAGTACCTGTTCTTATCTGTAATCCAGCATCAGAGACACTTCCGTTTCCAACTATTATCCCAGCATCACCTGAACCTGTAAAGCCAAGATAAGACGTACCAGCTGATTTAATATGAACTGCCCCGTTAGTATCTATACGCATACGTTCTGAGCTAGTACCATCAGCAGTAGTGAAAAATTTTAAATGTGCGTCTTCTGCACTGCTACTACTAAAAGTTCCATCTGCTGTTGCAACTATTCTTGCTCCTATTAAGCTATTTGCTGGACATAAATCTAAAGCTACAAAATTAGTTGCGGTCGCATCTGAATTAGCAAGACGGATTGTATTATTATTAGCTCGCTTCAACTGAAGCATAGATGTTGAATTATTAGATGAAGTTTGTCCTATAAGCAACCTTCCAGACGAATCTATACGCATACGTTCTGAATTATTTACATTAAAAAGAATAGGAGTAGCTTGTCTTGTTCTAATAGTCATATTGCTATTAGCAAAATCAATTTGTCCTGTATTATTACTCGAATCTCTTAAATATATCGCTGTGCCACTAGAACCTCCTTTTATGTCAACGCAATGACCAGAACCAGCAGTATCAGTAGGAGTTGCAGTGCCTATTCCTATAAAATTATTAGAAGCATTAACAAAGAAAGCACTTGTATCAATTGTTAAATTACCAGTTCCAGTGATATTTCCTGTAGTAACTATATTCTGCGATCCAAAATCAGGATCAATCTTTGTTCCAACGATAGCTGCACTTGCGTTTATATCGGCATTTACAATCGCTCCGTCTGCTATCTTTGCACTTGTAACACTATTATCTGCTGGTACGGCTATGTTCAGAGATCCATAAGTGACAATAAAGAAATCTGACCCTGTATTTGGTGCAGAAGCAAAAATAATGTCATTACCATCTATAGCAAAACCTTCGCTAGGACTCGTTCCAGAATTAGGTTTTTGTATTACACCATTAACACTTACTAATAACTGTTGAGCAGAAACAGATGGTGGATTACTTAATGTGAATCTAGTAGCAGTGCCATTGAACGTAGCACTGCCACCACCCGAACCAGAGGAAGAAGATAAGGTATTAATAAATATATCTGATCCACCACCACCACCACCACCTGACACCTTAGCTACAGTTCCATTATCTTTTTTAAAAAATAATTCTGCTGTATCAGTTCTTAGCACTGGCTCGCCTAAAACCATATCACTAGCACTTGGATCGCTACCGCTTCCTCTTTTTAACTTAATAACATTAGCCATGAGCTTTTACCTCCTAGCCCTAGTAAGTTCCACCGTCTATTTCAAAACCTGATACACTTCCATCTTCTAAAAAAGTAACAAGGTCAGACAATGCAACCTGTACCATTGTTCCATTGTCATTTACAACCATACGATCTGCGGTGGCAAGAGTTGTTGATGTTGCAGACGTATTACCATCAATTATATTCAACTCTGCTGTTGTGATAACAGCACCATCAAGGATTGCAACTTCTGTACCTGTCAAATCTGCAAGTGCTGATGCAGTTCCACTAGACATAGTTGCAAGTTCTGTAAGTTCCGCATCTAATGGCTGTTTATTATCTAACTGTGTTTGTATCGCAGAAGTCACACCATCTACAAAATTTAACTCAGTTGTAGTTAATGTTGCACCATCTAATATCTCAACCTCTGTAGCCGTCAAATCCGCTAAACTATTTGCGGTTGTTTGAGCCATAGTTGCGAGTTCTGTTAATTTATCGCTATGTGGTTCAACATCAGTGCCTATTGTTAAACCTAAACTTGCTCTAGCAGTAGCTCCTGATTCAAGAATAAAATTAGATCCATTTCCAACAATAAAATTACTATCAGTTGGAGTTAAACCCGCTATATCAGCAAGCTGTTGATCAAAAGCTTGGACATCAGATCCTATGGCAACACCTAAATTTGTCCTTGCACCACTAGCTGAAGTGCTTCCTGTCCCACCATCACTAACAGCTAATGTTCCAGTAATAGAACTTGCACCTAAGTCAACAGCTATTTCAGTAGATTCAATAACAAGTCCTCCATTAGACTTTAAATCAACAGAAATTGTATTTCCTGACTTATCTAAACCGTTACCTGCTGTTATCTGACCTGCACCTGAGAACTGAGCAAAAGTAAGATTATTTGTTCCAACAACTGCTGATCCTTTATTGCTAGTGCAAACGAACCCATTATCAGCATTGACTGTGCCTTGTTCTACGAAGGTGAACATCCCCGCTGCGTCTGCACCAGCGGCTAAATCTGCTGCTCTTGCTGGAGAAGACCCGACTACATAAATACCGTTCTGCGAGGAAGTATTTTGGTCTTTGACCAATACTCTATCGTTATCAGCAAGAGTAACACCGTCTATAGAGTCTCCACTATTAAGTGCGGTAGAAATTGTTATATTTCCTGTCGTTGCTACTTTTACAGAATCTTTTACATCAAGTCCTTGTGATGTTGCTTCAACAAAACCCTTAGTTGCAGCGTCTTGTGTATTAACGGGATCAGACAAGTTAGTTATTGTCTGACTATTTAGAGAGACTGAACTAGTTGGAGCAGCCATCTGATCTAGTCTATTTGTTCTTACTCCTGCATCAAAGTCACTTATTTTTGTATGAGCTAACGAAGGTACATCCGCAGCTACCATAGCTCTGAATGTTGCAGCACCGTTACTACCATTTGGGGCAGCTAAAAATGTATTCTGTGTTCTACTTGTAAATAAATCTGCAAAACTTCCCGATCCACCAATAGCTTCAATACTTGTAGCAGAACCTCCTGCTCCACCTGTGCCAATACCAACAAATAGTTTTTTGCTACCTTCGGCAAAGGCTAACTCAGCATTTTCTAAACTACCTGGTGCTGAAGATCCTGTGGATCTCTTAATTCTGATTGTGTTAGCCATGTCAGAAATTTCCTCCGTCTACGAGTTTAAGGGTAGTGACATTATTATCTAATATAACCTTACCACTACTTTGCTGATAGTACATAACAGAATTATCTACTTTTCCACTATGATCTAAAACTAAATCAAAACCAGGACCTTGTGGACCTTGAGTTGCAACTGTAACAACAGTTGTTTCGCCCTCGTTAACAGTAACAGTATTTTTAGTGGTAGTTATGTTTACTGAAGTCATGCAGTGTAACCCTCACTCATTAAGATGTCTCCCTCTAAATAATACTCTTTTAACCCAGAAGGATTAGTAAGTAATACATCATATTTTAATTTACTTGGGGCAAAAGTCGCAGTTTGTGTATCAGTTAAAGATATATCTATAGTTCCCGTAGCCCTATTGGTATAAGTTACTGCAAAATCAGCATATTTCGTGGTGCGTGTTTCCTCCCAAACTTGTGCCTCCACTGTAAATCCAACTAAAGAAATAGCTGAATTATTTGAATCTTTAAAAACAAGCTGAATACTATGATCTGATCTTCTTTGAACAGTCATATTATATGTGCCTGGTTGAATTGACATAATTAAACTTTTATTACGTACATCATAGCTATATTACGTGGTCTAGTTTCAGAACTGTTTGATGTTCCACCTCGATTACTTTGAGTAATGGTTGTAGAAGTTGAAACAGATATACCTGTGTTTGAATTTCCTATTCTATCTGTTATCGTTCCTGTGTCTCTTGGAGTGACAGCACCAGATGAACCTCCAAAACTTCCTCCACTAAATAAAAGATTGTGTTTGTGACCTGGATCAGAAACACTTGAACTTGAAGATGCACTTACATTGTGATTGTGCTGTGGATGTTGAGATCCTTGATTACTACCAATATTTCTATTATTATCTACACCCCTACCATTATCAAAACCTCTTATAAATTCACCTCTTAAATCAGGTACTTTAAAGGTAGAACTATTGCTTGCACCATATTGTGTTCCTATAACAGCAAATAAAGCAGCAAAAGTTGTTCTACTTACTGATTGTCCATTACATTCCAAATAACCAGAAGGTACAGAAGCTACAGCAATACAAAACACTGCTCCACTTGGTACTCCAGCTACAACTTGAAATGATAAATTACCAGAACCATCAGTCTGCATAAATCCACCATTCACAATACTTGAAGGTAAAGTAAGATCTACATTTCCTGATAAAGCAGAGGGTGATTTTATTGAAACAAATGGAGAACCACTTGAGTCTTGAAATCTTATTGGTAAAGCATTAGTCATATCAAGACCAGCATTACTAATAGATACTCTTGCAGTTCCAGCAGTTGCAAATCCTATGGTATTAGAACCTGATCTAAACATTCCTGTGTCTGAATCATTATCAAATGAATAAGCTGGAGCGTTAGCAATAGAACTGTCATCACCATAAATTTGGCCTGTCATCGTGCCACCTGCTCTAGGCAGTAAACCTAGATTTGCCTCATCAACAGAACCAATGGTGGTAAATGCATTATTTGCTGCGTTTCTTATTTTTAAATTATTATTATCTGCTGTATCAACATACGGCATAAATGCTTCTGGGTTTGATGGATCAGTGCCACCACTATTTAAAGTTTTTATAGCTTCTAAGATTGCATTTATGTCACTCCGGACAGAAGCTCCGCTGGCATTGGCTACATTAAAATCACTAACTTGTGCCATAAATTACTAATTACACCCCTTTACCATATCCTACAGCCGAAAAAGTAAAAGATCTATCAACAAAAGTTTCATTACCTGATGTATCTCTATTTTTTACTTTTATAGTAAATCCTGTTCCA